ACAAAATATCCTTTCTCATAGTTATCTGATTTAATTTTTTTAGGTAAAAGTATTTCTCCTAGTATGTGTGCAATCACATCAACTGTCCACCCATTGCCAATCATCTTATATCTTTGTGTCTTTGACACACCCTCTGTATAATTGTCAGGCAGAGTCTGTAATCTCTCACACTCTACAGGTGTAAGTTTTCTCCATGTCATGCCCTCTACCACAACATTATCTTTTTGTACAGTAGTTAAACAATTAGTCTTATCATCACTACGCACTTCTACTTGTGGTTCTAAAGATAAATCCATTTGATAATCTTTACGTACACCATTGGCATCTAGCCTACGATTAACAATCCTACCACCTTTAGGTGAATAG